CGTAGGGGCTTTTTCTGAATCATTAACTGATCCACGAGGTGCACACTTATGAATGATATTAGGGACTATTACGAACGCATTGACGATCCAGTAGATATTATCACTGGCGGCTTTGCGACTACCAATAAAAATGGTGTTTTCGTAATTACCCGTTACTCAGACTCTAGTGTGTCTTACGTGCCCGCCTATAGATCTGGGTATAAAAACCCAGACTGGGAGAGGGTGATTCGATTAGGTGGTAACGCAACGTCACCATATACTGCTACTTTCAAAGAGTATCGCGTTCAACGCGGTTCTTCTAAGCAGGTAGTGAAAAATGGTACGTCTTACGTCCAAAACGGACGAACGTATCCACTCGATCTTATCACAACTCGGTCACAGCTTGACCCGTTATATTTTCCTGCCTCTTCGGCAGTGATTACTCCGGGTACGGTTACTATGGTTCGCGACACTGGGCAATCTGCCCACCTCAATGCGCTCTCTAATGCTCTCGCACCTCTAAAGGGCGGAGTTTTCTTAGGTGAGATTCGCGAGACGATTAGTTTGCTGCGTCATCCATTGAAGATATTCGAACTTGACACTACAAAGTACCTCAAAAAGGCAACTAGTGTGTTACAGAAGAAGATATCAAATCGGAAGAAACGGCAGGCAATTTCCTCGTATTATCTTGAATACACCTATGGTATATCACCATTCTTGGCTGATATACAGGGAGCGGGTGAGACTTTGCGACGTATAACGTCGCAAGTCAAAACGTCCACGGTTCGCACGACCCGATCCGCTACTGAAAGCGGCGTCAATCATGCTGTAACCGGGGTTGTCTTAGGTACTGCTATGGAGCCTGGCTCATTCATTGTTACAAAATCTCGCGTCACATACGATTCTCGTTTTGTGTCGAAGATTAAAGTTAGCTTTGATAAGACAGATCCTCTTGGCAATCTGGGACTAGGGCTTTCTGATTTTGTGCCAACATTGTACGAGCTTCTTCCGGGTTCTTTCCTGGTCGATTACTTTTCCAATTTAGGTGACATTGTTCAGTCTGCCTCGTTTCCATACTCGCGTATCATTTTTACAAACATTGGCTCACGTATTTCCATAGTAAACTCGATTGAATTAGCAGGTTCTCCTGTTAATAATGCGAGTACGTCTGGGGAAGTGAGTTTTCAAACTGGTACATATAAAGAGACCAGAGTAACGCGAGATCGCCTATTGCTAGGTGATTATCACACGCCTACGATACAATTTAATGTTCCGTCACTGGGCCATATTTTTAATGCGCTAAACATAGTTTTGGCAAATGCGAAATTTACGCCTATAAAACGGTTATTGTGATTTTAACCATTTCTTTAACCACTACATAAAGGATTAACTATATGTTTAACCTTACAACTATAACCGGTGCTACCGTTACTGGTCTTACACTTCCTACCTATACCGCAACTTCGATGCCTGCCCCTGATGTTAATGGGAAACAGTATTCGATTTCTGCTTTAGGTGGGACGCAGACCGGTGTATTGGTTCATTCAATATCGAACCCATTCACCATTACACAGTGGCTTCCTAAGATCCTGAAAACTTTAACCCAGTTAACATCTACTACTGGTTTGTTAAAGAAGGTTCCTATTAACACCCATAAGGTTGTTGTTAGGAAAGGTTTGATTCCAGCTGCGGGCTATAATGCCACACCTGCTGATATTACCATTGCGGTTAATATCCCTGCGGGTGCCGAAACCTTTGACGCCCAGAACATGGCCGCACTTTTTTCTTGTGCTGCTGGTGCTCTGAATGCTCAGGCTGACGCGCTTTTCTCGTCTGCGAAAACTGGCACTTAACGTGTCCGAATTCAACAAACGTAGATTCAGCATATCTGCTGAACTGGATAGCCCTTATAAGGGCGTTTACAAACCATCTTGGAGACCTCTATGTGCGATAGCACCGATGCTCTTTCTAATACCCTTATTTCTGCTTTATCAACAGATCTGCACGTGTCAGGATGGAGGCCAGAAATGGCCGACAACCCCACAGCCTTCTATTACGCCGGAAGGCAAATCCAGAATTCCCTACTCAAAAAGTGGGTTGGAGATGCATTCGACGAGAAGGCCGCAGATGCTGCAGCACTTGAATTATGGCTGCAGTGTAACTCCCGTTGTACCGAAACATTCAGGTACAACACTGCCACAACTTATTGGCGACTTTTCGACCGAGCGCGCAAGCGCGTAAGCGATATCGCTAATTATATACACGCTCCTATGACGTTAGAATCACTACAAGAGGAATTTTCCTTGGGTAGCGGATCGAACGTTTTGAGTGAGGATACAAATATTTATCAAAAATTGTATTCAGGCAGGGTTACATGTTCCACGAACGTTGTTTTACAACGTAGCTATGACGAATATATTAATTCGGATACCAATTCGAGGCGCGCTGAAAATCAGCGTCAAATCTGGTTTGGACCGATCGTCATAGTAAAGGGTAATAAACTAAGTTTTGTCCGAAAAACGCGTAAGATTTCACGTGTTATCTGTACCGAACCAACTGTTAATATGCTTTACCAGCAGGCGATTGACAAGAAATTGCGAGCGTTCATTAAAAATGAATTCTCAATAAATCTTAATCACCAGCAGGAGGTCAATCGTCGTTTAGCCATTCAAGGCTCAATCGACGGATCCCTTTGCACTATTGATTGTAGTTCGTTTTCAGATACCATCTCTGTATCTTTTGTAAGATGGTTTTTTGGTTTGATCGACGCACAACTCCCTGATATTCTGGGAATGTGTCGCTCACGCTATACAGAACTGCCGAGTGGCGATTTTGTCCACTTGAACATGTTCTCTAGCATGGGAAACGGTTATACGTTTTCACTCCAAACGCTTATACTTGCCGCGTTAACCGAAGCTGCTTATGAGCTCTGCGGTTTGCCTTTTAATTCCCATACTTATGGGGTTAACGGCGACGATTTAATCGTCAACCGTAAGGTTTATGAGTTAATGCTCAACGTTTTAACTGATTGTGGATTCATCCCGAATCCTGATAAAAGTTTTAACGAGGGAAAGTTTCGGGAATCCTGTGGTGTAGACGCCTTCAATGGCTTCAACGTGCGTGGGTTATATCTCACGTCTTTGAATACACAACAGGAATGTTATGTTGCTCTCAATAATATCGTAGATTGGACTGCGAGGACCGGCATTAGTTTGCTGAACCTCCATCGTTTAATCATGGATATTTTAAAAGCACTACAATGGGCGGCTATTAAAGCCGAACGTGTATTTGAGGACAGGATGTTTTATATCCCGCTTAGCGGGAATCCTGACTCAGGTTTACGTGTCCCATGGGGGTACTACATTTTAGAATGTGGCGCTCACTACGGTGCTGATGAGAATTCGGACACAGTCTATGGTTGGTTTGCTAAGTGCATGAAAACGAAGTTACACAAAGTACCTCGTTTCGGCATAAAAGTACGCTATATCAAGACTGCTGGTCATCCAACTCGTATATCTAGGGTGATTGATAATCCCTTCGGTATACTACTTGCTGGATTGCAATATAATATAGGACTCGGCGTTGTACATCGGCAAAGGTGTACGTCGTACGAACTCAAAGAGATAAAGTTCTTCGAATGGAACAGACGTCTCTGGGACCAGCCAGAAAATACTTTGGCTGTTTCGGACATGGATTACATGTTATCATGTGATATCTATTATCCGATTAGGTCGTTAGCGCCTTAAGCTAACACAAAGCATG